ATCGAATCAATAACGTGGATTTTGCGATTAAACTCAGGGAATGCTGCTCCTTCTGATACATCCCAGTTACCCTCCAGCAATTGCTTACGTTGATGCTCTGGTAATGACAGCAGCATCGTCTCATAGTCACCTTGATCAGCAAGATATGGGTTATCTGTCAGCATTGCAGGTATAAACCTACGCTTAAACAGTGGTTGCCCAGCCTTACTGTGCCCATTGGGGTACGTTAATGTCTCCCCAGTCTCAATATCGGTAGCCCAAAACGATTTACCCGGTCTAGATGGGTCAATAAACATCTTCTTTACCCATGCATGACCCGGTCCACCGGGGTTTGTTGTGGCTCTCATGAAGATAGGTAGGTCTGGTGCTGTACTACGTAGACGAGAACGCATATAATTCCATGCGAATGGGGTACCCCACTGTGTCAACTCGTCAAAACCTACCCAACTAAATGCTAAACCTTGGTATCTCAGTACATCTTCGTCTCTATCAAGGTACGAAAACCACAATCTTGCCCCACTTGGTGCTACCCACTGCATCTTTCTCTCTGACCACTTGATACCCGGATAGATCTTAGGGTACATTTCCTGTGATTTCCAGATCAACTCACGCAATTCCTCAGTGGTGTGACGCAATAACAGCCCACTAAACTGCGGATGACCCATGTATCGCAGGGGATCAGCCAACATCGCATAGCTTTTACCCCCTCCAGCTGCTCCACCGTACAGTACTTCACGCTCTGGTGCTGCTAAGAACGCTGTTTGTGGACCCGGATTGGGTTTAAATATTACATTCTGCTCACTGATGTCAGGTACATAGACCTCATCACCAGTATTCTTCGCACTCGTCTCCTCCGTCAAGCTCGTTGAGGATGGCTCTTGCTTGTCTTGTTGCTTTGCCACCGAGCCTTTTTTCGTGTTTTTCCGCTTCTTCAATGGCTTTTCTGTATTTGGCAGCCCAGCTTCTGAGAGTAGAAGCTTTTGTCTGGTGATACTGCTCATGTTTTATCCTGCTTAGTAATCCTACGTGTGATATATATCTACCTGTAGCCTTAGTCAACCAAGCTGCAACTTCTCTAGAAGGGTACTGCTTTAGGTATTTCTTAGCTTTCTCTAAAGCATCTAACTCTAACGGTATCGGGTCAAGCATTAACGGATCTGTCTCCGATGTCTTGTACCCAAACGGAGCATCAAATCTACCGTTTAGTTTGGGAATCGATATGTATTCCCCCTTCTCTTGTGCATCTTTAGGTTGTGGCAGTATCCATTTACCGATGGTAGAACGGGTTGCCATGTGCTACTCCTCGTCTGTCTGTTCCTTTGGTGGAAGAATCATTAGACCATTAGTAGCTTCAACCTGTACCTTCTCGGTTTTAACCAAGCCTACTCGATCCAATAGATCCTTAGCAGCACTTAGTTTATCACGCAATCCTAATTCTGTCGGGTCAACCATACCACCTACAAGTGACATAGCTGCACGAGGTGCATTACGTGCCATGTACAACTGGGTACGTTCCATGATCTCATCTTTAAGACCCTTGATGATTTCCGATGTTGGGCTATTCTCTGAATAACCAGCTAACTCCTTAGCACGTACAACATCACCACCTGCTTGTTCAAACAGGACTTCTAAAAATTTAGCTTGTTTCTCTGTGAGTTCTCTACTCATTTTGCTTTCCTAAAGGGTTTTACTTTTTTAGCAATTGCCTTGGGTTGTGCAACAAATTGTTTACCTTTTGCTTTGCCCACTCGTTTAGCTCTCGTTGTTGCCTCATATTCCGCAGGAGTAAGAGCTTTAATAGCAGCTTCTGGTAAGTACCTCTCCCCGGTCTTGGAGCTTGGCTTACCTGATTTGGTTCGCCACTTTTGTTCACCCCACGACTTAAGAGATAGCTGACTTTTTTTAAGTGCACTCACTTATAACCTCTTTAACTTTTGCGGTCTCTATGTACTCCGCTGCTTTTCTTATGAAATCAGGATTGTCTTTAAGTAGACCAATTCCTCTATTGCAGTTTGGGCATAGCAGTCCACGAATACGCCCTGTCTCGTGATCATGATCTATACACAACCATGCAAATTTTTCTTCAGGCTCGTTGCAAATAGCACAACAGCCTTTTTGTACCTCATACAAATCATTGTACATTTCTTCAGTAATGCCACGTCTTTTTAATCTACGATTGGCAACTACCCAATTTTTCTTACGCCATTCTTTAAGATGCTCTTTATTTTCAACAGCCCATTCTTGACGCTTTGCTTGCATACACAATTTACATCTAGACTTATACAGGTGTGCAAGTTTACCGCCCCTGCTAAAAAATTCAGTAAGCGGTTTTTCTATCTTACAGAAGGTGCAAGTTTTAGCTTGTATATCCACCGCCCTTTGCCTTATATTCTTTAGCCAGCAATTGACTTTTTCTAGCTGACCATTGTCCTGCTTTAGTGCCCTGCACACTCTGACCTTTTATTTTTTCAAATAGCCTTTTTCTCATTGCTGGCTTGGTATAGTTACCTGCCGCATTAACAGTTGATTTCTTTTTAGTTGCCATAGTTTATAGTGCCGTAGCAAAATCCTCAAGTACTTTAAATGTTACAGTAACGCTATCATTGACGTTAGATAAACCTCTAATCTTGTCAGTTGCAATTAAGTATATGGATTCTTCTATCTGAATTATTCCATTTGGTACCAGTGGTAAATCTTTCATCAAATATTTCCATGTACTATTCACAGAGTCATACCACTCCATCGATATTTTTCTTGGTGATGTAGTAGTATTTGTAATAAAGATACTAAATACTTCTGCATTCCAACGATCTGGTACTGTGTAAATATCTTGATTGCTGGTAGTCAAGACAGTACTAATTGTTCTGTTCTTAGTTGGCATATTATCGTGATACCTCTTCCCAGTCAAAAGAAGCAAGGATTTGTGAACTATTCGTTGAAGCTGCTGCAATTAAAGTTAGTTCATACGGAGTGCTAGTCAATCCATTTCTTTCTAACTGGTTTGAAAATAAAGCTTCCTTCAAAATATCAATAGTGCTTGCCCCTTGATTGGATCCCTGTGTGTAACCAGAAGCTAGTATCCTACCCCCAGTAAAAGAAGTACCAGTAATATTGTATTCAACACCAGAGTTTGCTCCTGCACTAACCCAAGTTCCACCTGTTGTAGTTCCAGAAGCTACTACTTGCCATTCATAATTGACGTTATTCGTAATACCTAGAATAGAAGCAGCAGTTAATATAACGATTGCATCTAGCCTAGTAGTTTTAAGTCTCAAAGAAACAATTGGATAATACGTTCCTGCAGTAGCTAAAGAAGTAGGTGATGTTATTGGTACACCTATTGCTTGCTGAAGTCCACTTAAACTATATCCACCTTCTGAAATAACAGTAGAGCACACTTGCTTGAGTTTACTTGCACTTGCTGTTATTGCCGTATTTTTAATCTCATACCGTAGTGGTAAAGATGCAGTAGTAATATACGTAGTCGTTACTAAATTTGCATGATCAAAATTATGGGCTGGAACAAAGGTACCATTGATAACAAATCCCATACGTACCGTACCAAGACCTAGCCACTCAATATCCATATACAAGATCTGAGCCTTGGACATATCCAAAGTTAAACCAGAAGGTCCAGTACCATCTAATTTATCTTGATTCCAATCCGACTGGGCTACTCTAGTATTTGTTGTAGATCCAGTTACAAGACTGCGTTCTACTAAATAAACACTAGTTCCATCACGTTCTATATAGTACCCGTTACTTGCTCCGTAGTACCCAACCCTTTGTCGTAGTCCTGCCTTAGCAGTACCCATGACAAACGTATTCATGACTAATAAGCTTTTGCCGGGCTGATAAGAAAATATTTTAGTAGTTTCTCTTACAACCTCATCATTGTTTGCTGTCCCTACATCTAGATCAACTAAACCTTCATTGGCTACAAATGTAGCACTTGCTGTTCCTGTAGTAGAGGTAGACCAAAGGTTATTATCCGAATACCGATGGGAAGAATCAAATAATGTAAAAGGCTCACAAATCCTTAGTCTACCAAATGCATCTACAGTAGACCCACCAAATGCGGTATATACAGGTAGGTTAGAAGACTGCCCTCTGGCAGGGTAATACGTAATCGTCATGGATTACTTTTTCTTTCTAGCAACAGACAAGGCAATAGCAATCGCTTGACCCTTGTCTTTCACAACCTTACCATTCTTACCTGAGTGCAGTTTGCCCTCTTTAAACTCTCCCATGACCTTGCTTACTTTAGCAGTTTGCTTCTTGGTCATACCTTTGTTCGCTGTTGCTGCACCACTTTGTGCCATCTTCTTTGCTGCTGGTTTATTCTTTTTCACCATGCCACCCTTTTTGTATGTTGCATTTGGAGTACTTAGCGTAGCTGTCTTCTTACGCTCTAGCAGATCTTGTACTGCTGCAATACGCTTATTGATTTTTGCATCGGGTGCAGATCTACCCTGTGCTGCTAACTTCAGAGCAGTTAATTCTTTGGTTAAAGAGTCTACTTCTAATTGCTCTTGAGTTGCCATATTAGCACTTCTTCTTACTCATCCCACCTTTAGCCATCTTAGCCTTCGGCTTAGCTACACCAACCATGATTGCTAGGATAGGTGCCTTACCTGTCTTGGCAGCTTTGGATCCAGACTTGGTAACTTTATCTTTTCCCTTCACAGTACCGCCCTTAGCCATCTTAGTCTCTTCCTTTTCTTTTTCCTTAGCCTTAGAAGCTTTGTACTTTTCAATCTCTTCTTTAGCTTTCTTGTTCTGCTCAGGTGTACCCATCACATTCTCATAGGCACGCTTAAAGATGTTGGGGTTATTGCTTGGCATATTACTTCTTCGCTTTCTGTGTAGGTTTCATGGAAGCACCGCAATTAGCCATTACCATACCGCCTTTGTTGTATTTCATTGGCTTCTTCTTGGACATGCCACCCTTGGACATATTGATTTCTTCTTGTAACTGCTTCTTCTCTTTCTCAGTCAAAGGACCCTTCTTAGTGCTACCCTTGATGCCCATAGCTGAGTTGTATGCTTCACGATCAGCAGCAGTCTCTTCTTCTTTACTAAGCTTCTTAGACTTTTCAATCTTCTGCTCTTTAGCGTACTCTTTCTGAGCAGCTAATGTGTCCTCATCATAGCCGGGGGAACCAGCCATCTTCTTTGCTGCCTTGTCCATCTTTTCCAATTGCCGAGTTAGAAAACGTGAGATTGCCATATGTTACTTACCTTTCTTTACTTTCTGTGATTTAGGGGGTTGTTTGACTGATCCACCAGCACCAGCCCATAATTGTTTATCAGCCCAATACGCAGCTGACATCTTGCCTTTGGCAATGTTCTTAGCATGTCTTGCTTTGAAACTTTTACGGGCTTCTGGACTATAGTTGTGACCCATTGAACTGTCACCAAAGTGAATCAGCTTGACTGTCTCACCTTCCTTAGCCAGTACCATACCTTTTTTCTCAGGGCGGTCTGATTTAACTGGTTTGTTATAACCGGGGAACTTCTTCCCCCTGTATTCGATAGCCATGTTATACGTTTGGTTTTAATGTTACTTCAAGGCAAGCCATCTCGGTCTCTAGTCCTTCTTTACGGGCATACTGGTCCCACATCCGTACAGCCTTTTGACAGTTCTCAATCTTATCAAATGTATCATTAATCTTGATAAAGTAGCAACCTTGGTTCTGTAGGCAGAAGACTAGTACACCGATATAGAAACTCATGTAAATTTATACCTTGTAGGTTTAAGTACTCTAGCCTCAGACCAACCCTCGGCTCTCATTGCTGCCTCTACATCCTTAAGCTTGAACTTCTTCTGGTACCGATTCTCTAAGGCGTACTTCACAAAGAATACATCACTGTGGGGTACGTGAATGGAGTCTAGCCTGTTGTTTCTAACTGCGGTATAGAAATCTTCCAATACGTAATCATCACGCAAGTGAATCTTCTTACGTGATCTTTTCTTAGGTGCAGAATGCTTCGAACTACGTTCTGCAGGTACATACAGTTTTACAGCATTTTCAGACATTGTCAACCTTTGTTTTTTATTTTTATTCGCTCGTAGCTTCGCTACTCGCATTGTTCGGTACGGAACTTAGTCTAACTGTCTGTCACTTAGAGTGTTACATTTAAGTGTTATTCAAAGGTAATATTTAAAGTCACATAAATGTTACCTTAAAGTACTTAAAGTAATATTAAAGTTACATATAAGTGTATAGTTTTAAGTGTTTTTATACTTATATGTTTTTAATACTTTAACTATTACATTTAAGTGTATCACTTTAAGTGAGTGTCTGTTAGACGTAGTTTAACCGTACTTTCATACTTTTGTCAAGTACTTTTTTTATTTTGTATACTATACGATACATTTTGTAGGTACTTGTACATATTGTTGTACATTCCGTACCCTTCACTTTAGGTGCCATCCAAAGGCAAATTGCTCATTACGCAGCACGCTATGGTGTTTGTTTTAAAAGTGACACCTAGGTATCAACTTAAAAATTAAACTCAACCTAGGGCTTCCTATGCCCTTTAGAATCGATTATACACCATAGCCCTAGCACTTAAGGTGAAGTATTGCAGGTGAGGCAATTAACGTGTGGGGTTGCGTGTGGGAGTAGATAAGTGTAGGGTTGTTAGTGTGTACTAACCTATATAAATACCTGATCTGTGTTTAGAATCATATACAAATAACGCTATACCCCCGCATGGCTCTCGCCCACCCCCACATAGCGTGAGCATATGCGTGTCAGCCGTGCATAATGCATACAGAGCGTAAAGGCATACGAGGTGATACACTAAAGTGTATACGGATCAATGAGTTACAGAAATAGTTAAACTGATAACATATCAGTTAATTTATAAAAATGCTAGGAAAATCAAGCACTTTTGGTGACTATCCGAAAGGATACCCAGTCGGTGCATAAGTCCAATTCAGTACCCCACCTTTGGTGTTCCACATATCTGATTCCACAAAAATATCCCTCACTTTCCGTGATTCACTTTTGGTGTTATCACACCAATCTAGTGTCGAATGTTCGTCACCAAATTGTCGGCTTTCCGTGACATCCAAGGGTAAGCCCGACTTAATGGGAAAGTAGATCTACGATCTAAAAATATATTAAATACGGGAAAGCTTGACTTGGCATGAAACTTTTACTTACGTAACTTTTTCCCAATGCCAATCCCAATCCCTAGGTCTAAAGACCTAAAGGTAGGAAGTCTGGCTAATAGGTTTAATCTTATTTACGGGAATATATTTAC